AACCACTTATTCTTAAGCAGGGTATTGTATTGGAATTCTAAGTTCTTGAGAACCAATATATTATCGGTCAAGAATTCTTGATATTTTGCGTGTAGTTTGGGGACTTCTAATGACGATTTATCTAGTTCGATATCGTCAATCTCACAATCCTTAGACCACTCATTGCGTAGCTCTTCTAAGTTCATACTATAATTATATCACGAAAATGTGTTTTTAACTAGTGGTTCCTATCTCATAATAGGTAAATCTAAAGTCTACTGTACATACTACTGCTTCACCCGATTCACCTGATGCAAGTTCCAATCCACTTAGTGACGTTGGAAATGCGTCATAGAATTTAAAGAACCTGTTTGGTATATTCTTATTTGTATTTAGTACGAGTGTAATCATGCTATATTGGTTTAGGTCACCACTTGCACTTGAGAACGTGTTTGTTGCAGTTGCAGTTGTACCTGTAAGAGTTTTATATTTACTTGGGTCTTGTATAGGTACAATAGAATCCATCCAATTATAAATCTCTTTGAAGTTTTCTAAGTCTTCGTCTACCAAGAATGATACAGATAACTTCTCAAATTCAACTTTATCGCCTGGAAAATATGCGTCCAGTCCTATACCTGCTGGTACAGCAGTCTCACTGAATGATATGCCTGGCACGTTTGCAGTACGCACGAAGTATTCCACCGTTGGCACTTTATCGATGAGAAGTCTAAAGTTGTTCTTTTGAAGTATAGATTTGTTAATCGTAGTCATATACCTATTTAGGTAATTTCTAAGACTGTTCTGATTCTAACCTTAACTCACTGAGTCCTGCTAGTTTAATAACCTTGGGTAGTCTACCGCACTTCATAAATTTATGAAATCGTTTGTTTATTTGTTTTATATACGCCATATAGTATATAGACACGAAAGTGTCACACAACTGTCACAATTGAGACACAAAAAAGAAAAACCCCACCGAAGTGGGGTTTAGATACTACCGTCCTGCACGAATGATTGTATCACTCATATTTAGAACAAAAAAAACCCCACCGAAGTGGGGTTTTTAATTCGGAAGTAATATCCTTATAGAATATTAGATACTGCGAACTTTCTGTAGTATTGGTTTGTACCAGCAGAAGCTAGACCATTAGCAGGTGTAGAACCTACGAATGGGTTAGATACCATTCCGTATCTAGTTTTGAAACCAATTTTTGGTTGGAAAGTATTCTCACCAACGGCACGAACCATTTGTAATGGAACGTATGGGCAATAGAAAAGTCCAGCGTCATAAGGGTTAGACCCTCTGTAACCGACAGTTAAGTAATCAACACCAGCATATGGGTCGATGTAAACTTTAACTCTACCGTTTAGAACACCAGCAAAAGTATTACCAGTATCGTCAACGTTAATGTCAGTGTTAAGCGCAGGAGTATAATCTAATACACCAGCCATTGATAAAGCAGATGCAACGTCAGAAGAACAAAGGATAAAGTTACCTTTACCACGTCTTGTTTCTTTTGCGATTACATTTGATTCTCTTTCTATTTGGAATAATAGACCTTTGAATTTCTCAACTGACCAACGTCCGTTAGCATCAACATCTAAGTTGAAAGTACCAGCAGAAGCAGTTGCAGATGCACCTACTTTAGCTTGTATGTTAACGTTTCTTACTACTTCTCTGTTGATTTCCGCAAGGATTTCAGATGATAGTATGTTAGCGAGTTCAGATTCAGCGTCTAGACCGTGAATTGCTTTAAGGTCTTGTGCCAATTCTAAAGTATATTCCGCTTTAAGTGCTCTTGATTTAGCAGTTACTGTAGCTTTCTCAATTGTGAAAGCCATTTGAGCGAATCCGTTGGAAGCTTCGACATCACCTAATGCTTCTGCAGTTGCAGTAGACATACCTGAACCAGTTGTGTCTTCATAAGAAGGTGAACTAGTGTCAAATGGGTCACTGATTGCAGCTGTTAATGCACCAGCTGAAGTTGCCTGAGCCGCACTCGAATAAGGAGTATGAGGTTCGTCCACGCCAAGCGCTTCAGTTTTGTTCTCACGTCCTTGAGTTGGGTAGTCGTTATACCTTGCTTTCATAGCAAAGATAAGACCTGTTGGCCCAGTCATTGGTTGAACACCACAAATGTCGTAAGCAACCAAGTTAGGCATAGCTCTTCTTACTAGACTAATTAGGATTGGATCCCAGTTAGATACAGCAGAACTGCCAGTAGCATTTAAAGGTGCAGCTTCTTCAAGAGAAACTCTATCTTCGTTAAGAGCTTTTTCTTGGTTTTCTAGGATAACTGCAGTAACAGCCTTCTTGTAAGAGTCTTCGATTTTTGGCAAATCAGAATGCTCTAGGATAGGTTGCCACTTGTCCTGTAAGTTTTCAGATAAAAACATTGTTTTTAATCTCCTTTAAATTAACCTAATGGTTTTAGTTTACTAATTGCGTCAGAATACCTGTTCATTTCAGGAGCAAGTACAGGTGCAGACTCTTCGTCTTCAAGCGTACCAGTTCCTTCTTCAACTACAGTATCCTCGGAAATAGATTCACCTTCAATACCGAAGTATGCTTCTTTGATTTCACTAATCTTCTCTTGGAAGTCAGCTTCGTCTTTGAAGTCTACACCGTTTGCAAGTGATTCTAATTTCTCTTTCTGTGATTCAGTTAAGTCCGAAGACGCATCCTTTACCACATTTTCTCTCTTGAGAGTGTCCAACTCTTCTGCGATGTCCATATTTTTTTGAACTTCGGAGTCAAGTTTAACTTCCATCTCATCGAGACGATTAGAAAGCTCGTCAATCACGTCATACTTTTCTTCGGGAACTTCAACATAATGTTCTACGAACAATGTTTTCAATCCTGAAATAAAGTTTTCAGTCATTTCAGCTTTCAAACCTCTCTCGATAGCTAATTCGTTTTCTTTCGTCCACTCGTCAGCAACGTAAGACAAGTATTTGTCAACTGCTTCACTTAAGTCGGCTTTGACCTTATCTACTGAGGTTTGTAATTCTGTTTCGTAAGCTTCTTTCAATCCTTTTTCAACTTCTGCAACTTTACTTGATACTGCAGCTTTGAAGATTGTTTTAGCTTTTTCTTGGTTCTCTTCTGACAAGTCTAATGCTTCTGAGATTGCATTTAGGTCGTCTTCAATTTCAATCTCTACAAGTTTAGATTCGAGTTCCTCAGAAGTTTCTTCGTCAACAGATTCTTTTTTAACCTGTTCTTCTTCTTCTTCCTCGTCCTCGACACCTTTCATCTTGCCGTACATCTCTTGAACCTTTTCGTCATCTAGTTTTTTAACTAGTTCGACAATGTTTCTTGCGATTTCTGCCTTAGTCAAAGACTCGTCAACCTCATCTTCTGAAATAGAAGAGAAAATACCTTGAAGGTCTTCTTTATTCATTTCCTTCATTGTGTTGACCATAGCTTTGATTGTTTCCATCTTAGAAGGAGCTTTTTCTTCTGCTTCAGAAACTTCTGCTTCTTCGTCAGCGCCTTCACCTTCTTTGATTTTTTCAGCCTTATCAGGTTTCCCTTCACCCTTTTGTTGTGGGTCTGCGGAAATCTCTTTGACTCCATCTTCTGCTTTATCTACAGAATCGACAGCTTTGTCAACAGGATTTTCTTCGGGTTTGACGACTTCAGCTTTTCCGCTTTCGATTTTTGCGGAATCACTTGAACCTTGCTTAGGCGGGTTTTTGTCACCTTTCTCAGCTTTAGCGTCAGGTTGTCCTGCCTCTAATAGCTCATCTTGGTTTGTATCTAACTCTGCCATATTTTTCTCCTGTTTGAGTTTACTTTTTTATTTATATGTTATAAGTTCTTAACGAACGTTTTCCATAAATTAATTTTTGTTTCTTCCAGTCTAACCTGTTTTTCGTTCATTAGAATCTCTCTCATGGTCTCCATTTCTTGCCTTTTTAGGATTCCATTGTCCATAATCCACTCAACACCTTCCATGATACCGTCTACGAAGGCATCTGGCGCTGAAGGGTCTGCGACAATATCACCTGCAGTTGCAAGTTGAAAGTCCGACTTCACATACTGTGCGTCTGATTTTTGTTCTAATGAACCAAGTCCTCTTGAAGAAACACCTAGTTTTGCACCGTCATCGATAAGATTTTTTACAATCTCACCGTTAGGGGTACTTAAAATCTTTGCTTTACCCACCCAATTTGCACCGTCTTCGTTAAGTTCGGTAATCATGTGGGATACTTTGTCTAAATTGATTGTTGGCCCTTCGGGGTGTCCTAACTCTCCGAATGCTCTTTGTTCGTTTACAAATTCTTTAATGTAACGTTTGACCTCTTTGTCCATGATTTCTTTAGGGTAGACTCTTCCGTTACGATTCTTTATGTCTGCTTGCATAAAGACACCTTCGATAAAGTAATCTTTTTTACCATTGTCTTTGGATTCGATTAATGGTTTTGCTTCGTTATACTCTGAAATTAATTTCATTGAAAATTTCCTCTTCTGTTACCCCTTCAAAATTCATTTGTTTAAAGAGTTTGGATAATTCCTTCACAGATTTTTCTGCGTCCTTCAAGTCCTTGTAAGGCCCTGTTTCATTATTATTAACGAATGCGTAAATGTCCTTACCCATTTTACTATAGGTAATGGTGTAGGTCTTTCCACCAGTTTTCATTGTATCTACTTTAAGTTCTTTATGTTTTCTAGGCAATTTAAATTTTGCCTCATAAAGTTCTCTTGATATAGATGCAAAAGATTTCATTTACTCTTCCTCTACTGTAGCTTCAGGTTCATTTTTCATCCAATCAACCGTTGCTTCCACTCTTTTCATGTCCACTGCTTGGGCAGCCTTCTCTTTAATGCCGTCAAAAATAGAATCCTTAGCGTCTTGCAACTTACCTTGTTCTATTTCGTCAACTATCTTTTTTGCTATTTCAGTCATTTATTAAAATCCCCCAAATTCATCGTCACCACCTTCTTCGTCTCCACCCTCGTCTTCCATTTGTTTGTCCATAAGTTTTATTTCATCTTCTGTTTGCATTAAGATATTCTTACGTACAAACTCCTGAGAATAATACTTACCAACATACTCGTCAACGGTTGATAAAGTCTCAAGTCTCTCACGCATAATTTCAGCGTCCTTCAACTCTGCGAAGTGGTTATCGCTAGCATAATCAAACTGTACGAAGTCTTTGACCATTTTGTCAAATTCTTCACCACTTACAATTTCTTTTAGTATCAATTGAGTTCTTAAAACGTCAACAAATACTCTACTAAACTTCTTTTGAAGTCTATTTGTGAACTTATTAAACTTAAGTTCATCTCTTTGGATTTCGGACGCACGTCCCAAATTGAATCCTGCGTCTGCTTCCATTCTAGAAGCTGGAATACTTAAACTCTTGTATAACTTCGACTTAAAGTATTCAATGTCTTCTATCTCCGAGAGATTTTGTCCGCCTGGCAAAGTTGTTATCTCTGTCCCACGTCCACCTTCTCTCCTAGGTAACCAAAAATCTTCCAACATAGACATATGTTTTCTATCATCTTTGATTTCACCCGTGTCTGCGTTGTAAACAAGTTTGTTTCTATACTTGTTCATAACCTCAGACAAATACTGTTCTGCTTTTGCTTTTGGAAGGTTACCTACGTCAATGTAGAATATCCTTCTCTCTGGCGCACGTGATATCCTATAGATAACAAGTGCGTCTTCCATCATTGATAACTGATTTGCAGTCTTCAATGCTTTGTGCAAATATCCGATTACAACATTCTTTGTGTAATCTAGTAACCCTGATGTGGTATATGATACTGCTTCAGGGGCAATCTTCACCGTTGTTCCGTCATTCGCTGAAGATTTATCGAAACCTTTATCGTTGAAGACATAAAATTCTTCAACTTGTTTTATTACGTCAACACCTGCTTTGTCCGATTTACCTTTGATTACATTTCTGACCTTCTTAATTTTAAGTGGGTCAATGTTTCTTAGGTCTACAATACCTGCTTTCGGACGTTTGCCGTCAACGACCTTATGGAAGTATATCCTTCCATCTACGTACCATTTTCGGAATAATTCGTGAGAGTTCTGATTGAACTTCATTAAGGCAAGAATATGATTAAACTCGTCATGTATCTTGGTCTTGATACTGTCAGAGAGCTTCACATCTCTGAGGTCGAGTGATACAATCTTGTCTTGAGAATCCGATGTGATACACTCATTAACAATATCTTCAATCGCTGAGTCGCACTCAGGGATTAGAGATATTTCACGGTATCTTGTAATGAGGCCTGTCTCATTCTTGATACCACCTTCCATATCAATGTAGGAACCATATGCTCCACCTGATATGAACCCGCCTGGTTGTTGTTGAATGACGGGTGTACCATCATCTTCGACAGGGGGGACGAAGGAAGGTGCCTTAGACACCTCTATACTTCGTAGTTCATCCTTTTTACGGGATATTTCAAACCCAAAAATTTCCATACTAATATTTATACTCCCCTAAAAGGGTGTATTTCACTTTAATTAAATAACTCTTTCCCAGTGAGAATAGTCAAATGAAACTTCAAAAGTTTCAATTTCGTCAGCAGTTCCCATATTCAGTTCAATACCACCGATATTTTGAGGGAACATATTGAAGAATTCGTATCTCGCAAGGACTGAGTCATCTTTGTTTAATTGTTCAACGAATGCTCTTGATAACAAGTAATCGTTATTAATTGCACCGATACCTGAATCTAACTGACTGATATCCAATTGCCATGCTTCTAGTGCACTTCTTACACTGAATTCAACATCGTTGATTACAGTAACTGTCCATGCTTCAAAAGTTCTGTCTCCAGCAAGTTTTAAGTTCATTCCTCTGAATGGAACTGTAACCTGACCGACAGTCATAGCGGGAATCTGAGCAGCTTGACATAGGAACTCAATCTTATTACCTGTTCTAGGTATAAAGACTCTGAACCTATTAGCTCTAGGGCCACCAGCGATTAATTGCGCTTTAAATTCATCTATTGTTGCCATTTATTTCTCCCTTAGACTGCACCGTAAATTTCACTAAACTCTACACCTGACCTAGCAGCTACAAAGTTAAGAGTGATAAAGTTAATCGACCTGTTAGGTTTAACGAAGATAGAACATACAAATTCGTTTCTATCGATAACACTATCAGTGTTGTTTGTTTCGTCACACAATACTGAGAAGTCTATAAGACCACGTCTGTTCTTCACGTCTCTTAAGAAAGGTTCTACAGCAGCTCTAAATTGTGCTCTAGTGAATGCGTCATTGAATTCAAAGAGTTGCGCTTTAGCGGCAGTTGCGATTGCTTTCTCTAGGACTATGAACAATCTTCTTACATTGATTCTATCGAATGCAGAAGGTGTTGATAACATTGTTTTGTCACCAAATAGGACTGTTCCTTGGCCTGGGAATGTAACGATTGGGTTAACCCTTGCACTGTATAAGTCGTCTCTAGATGATTGTGAAGGATTAAATGCAAGTTTAGTTACACCTAAGTATTGACCTCTTGAGAAACCAGCAGGTGAGAACCATGGGTCTCTTAGCAAGTCAGCACGTGCCATGAGTCCTGCAGTATGTCCATTGCCTGGAATCCAACAGTATTTGTCGTTGTATCTCTCGTAAATGTATAACCAACCACTGTCTATTACTGCATAAGAAGAACTTGTTGCAGTATCAGCGGAAGCAATAACATTTGCGGATTGTGATGATTCGGAAGTAACTCCAACTACGTCACCTTTTCTTGGTGATACGATTGCCATACAATCTTTTCTACTTTCACAAAGAAGAATCGCTTGATTTGTTAAAGTTGTCCAATCATTTAAAATATCTTGGTCTGTTCCTGAACCATTATCAGTTCTTGAGGAACCTACGATTAAGAATGAAATATCTATAGTTTCTGCGTCAGCAAAGTGTGTTTGCCATGCACCGAACTTCTCAGCGGCGGTTGGGTGTCTACCATTACTACCACCACTTAGTGAGTCATTTACTGGTAGTTCCGTTGCACCGAAAGCGTCTGAAACTGATTGTGCTAATGTTCTGTGTTCAGCTGCACTATCGTGTGTACCTGTTACTGGTGAACCGTCATCTCCTACGGAGTGTCCTGCCCAGTATATGTACTCTGATTTTCTTTCTATTACGTCTCTGTAGTAATTTGATGCACCTTGAGCGTCTTTAGCGTCACTTGCAAGTGATACGAATGCGAATGTTTCTAGAACTTCGTTTTGAGTTCCAGTCCATACACCGTCTTCGTCACTTACTACTACGTGACATTCGTCTAATGATGCACCGACAGCGGCTGCAGATGCGGAAGTGCCTGGGGCTTTATCAAAGAAAGAATGGAACTCCCAAAATCTGTTAATGTTGACTGCTGTACTTGAACCGTCAACTGCTGTAGTTAATCCTGTGTTTGCAGGTTGGTTGATTGCTTCAATGGTTAAAGTTGTACCTGAAGCAGCTGTAATCCTGTATTCTTGAGTGTGATTATCAAATGTGATAATATCTCTTACTCTAAACAATGTAGTTGCGTTTGCAACACCTGTTACTGATGTAGCTCCAACTGCGTTATTCCCTGTAGTTGCCCCTGCGTTATCTTCAAAATAAGCTAGTGCAGATGAACATACAGATACTTTTAATGAGTTACCTAAAACTCCTGCGTGACGGGCTACCCACCTTCCTGCTGTACCTGATAAGGCACCACTTCGGTAAGATTGGACATACTCATCGTTATTTTTTAACAATGTTGTTCCATGTCCAGCTGAATTAGCACTATACAATCCTGTAGAGTTTATTCTAACTACTCTCAAAGAAGAACCATATCTTAAAAATCCTTCAGCTGAATAGTAGTCCTCTGCAGCTCCGTTGGTGTTAGCAGGTTCGTGAAAATTCTCTACTAGTCCCTTTTGGTCTGAAATTGTTACTACTTCATCAACAGGGCCCCATTGGAATGTTCCTGCGAAAGCACCAGTTGTACTGGATACTGCAGGCACAACATTTGTAAGGTCAATCTCTTTAACCTGTACGCCTGGTGATACTTGAAATGCCATACTTTTTCTCCTGTTAATGTCAAAAGTTGTTTACTGTTTTATTTATAACTTTATATTCTCTAACGGGTCGTTAAACCATCTATCCCCATTATTATCTACAAAAGACTCTTCTTCTACTGGTCTGTCTCCAAAAATCCCTGCAGGCAACATATCTTCTTCGATAAGTTTCTGTTGTTCTGAATATAACAACTCTTTGACTTGATAATTTGTTAAATGATAGAAGTAATCTGTGGTTACAAACCATGAAAATAATACACATGTCATTACCATATCATCATGATAACCTCTATCGGCTTCAAAGCTTCTACCCTTATTTACAAAAGTCATGAGCTCAGTGATAGTCCATCTGTCCAATAATTGCAATCTATCTTCTTCTAATAGTTCTTTTAGAGTAGAACAACCAATTCTTTTGATTTTTCTAGACATTGTTACACCGATATCTTCTGCTTTTAGTTGTCCTTGTACAAAAACATTAGGATATTCTAAATCATAATGTAATTGTGACGCAACAATACTTCCTTCATTGTTGTTTTCTATAATAACAGTTGCGTCATTATATGCTTTACCATACTTCGCAATCAAATCAGGAAACAATAGTGGCGATATTAAAGAGTTTCTAAATGTCGCAACTTGTTTAAATGGTTTAGAAGATACGTCAAAGATACTAAATGTTGAGAAGTCGATACCTCTTCCTTTCGCAACGTCACAACACATAACATATTGGTGACCTTCTATGGGTTTTTGATACATGTAGAATTCTTCTTTTGACCATTCAGGGTCATATGCTTTTAACCCAAGTAACGTATTCGAGTTAATGAGAGTGTTACCAGTTCCCAAAAACGAGTTTCCGTACTCTTGTTCAAACTGTGCTTCTGAGGTGTTTGCAATTGTTTGTTCTTTCCATGCTTCGTCTCTGCCTGGCACGTCATACCAGTTAATTGTGAAGTCTTTATATTCTGATTGTCCATGTACTGCACTCTCGTATATTTTATGAAACATATTACCTACACCGTTTGCAGTGGAAGTAATAATAACCTTTGAATCTTTACCTGATGTAATAACTGGATATGTTGCAGTATAGAATGTCTCCGCATCGTCTACGAATGCAAACTCGTCAAGATACAACATATTGATTGAGAGTCCACGGATACTACTACTGGAAGTTGCAGCTGCAACAACCTTACTATCGTTACCAAACTCTATATTACCTTTGTTTAAAATCTTTACGCCTGGCTGTAAGAAGAATGGGACAGACTCTAACATAGTTACGATACGTGCTATCATTTCTCTCGCAATCGCACCTTTGTTTGCAAGTACAGCGACAGTTACTTCGGGGTGAAATAGCAAGAACCACAATAGATATGCACACGAAGTGATTGATTTACCACTCTGTCTACTTGCAAGTACGACACTGAATCGATTATTGTCGTAATGTTGGATTAGTTTATCCTGATATCCACGAAGTTTAAATGGAACCATACCTTCGTCAAGAGAGATAATCTGTGTGTATTGTTCAATAAAATGGCATGGGTCTTTGGAACACTTCATGTATTCCGCTAACTCTTCTTCTGTATATTTGGTTTCTATACCAACACGTTTAATTTGCGTGTTGCCTAGATAACCTTCATTCTTCGCTTGTACCATTGTTTTTCTTTAGGAACTTTTGTAGTTCACTGGTTGACCCTACGTATAAATGATTGTGTTGGTCTCTGATTTTAGTATCGTCTTGTTCCAACTTCTTCATTTTACTTTGAAGGTCTATAAGTTTTTCTGCGGTTTCCCCTACAGTCTTAATTAACTGTCCTGCAACCTCGTAGGCACGTGGGTGTTCTGTTTCCTTAGATAGGTCTAGGATACCGTCTATAGCGTCTTGGCCTCGTTCTATGAGGTCGTAGAGGTGTTCTCTTGCGTACTTGTAGTCAGTCTCTATGTTCTGCTGTTTATCAGGTCGAATCACAGGAACCGCTTTGGTTTCTTTTTTCAAAGAGGTGTTAATATCGAGCAAGTCGTTTAACTTTTCGTCTACTTTTTTTGTCATAATTATGCATCATCTGTTAAGTTGTCTGTATAGGTTTTGTTTGTTCCATCG